AGGTAGCAACGCGTCTGGATTATCACGGTTAAAGTTACGCGCCAAGGTCATAGCTGATACTCTTGTCGCAAGAAGCATTTCCAAGTAATACTGTTTCAAATCTGGTGAAATGCCCGGAGAATTGATCGCTTGAATAATCTGTGCTTGACTCTGATAGTAACGATCAAACCTATCTGAAATAAGAATGTCGTTTTGCTTTTCGAGTTCTTTATTAGCAGACGCCGAGGCTGGACGAAGACGCAGACCTAGTGTACCATCGCGGTAGAGATCAAGCGCCTTCTTCAGCTTCTCAGCATCGCTACCATATTTCTTGAGCTTTTCTCCAATGCCAAAATTTGAGTACATTGTGAGAAACTTACAACCTAACTTCACATGAGCAGAACGCATATCTCCAGTACGAAGATTGTTCCTGTTATTCTGCTGCGCCATGACCATAGAAGTACCAGCGGCGCTGTAGATGCCGCGCTTCTGGTTTACAATCCCACCACCCGTACCACCAGAAGCCGGATCAACACCAGTACGCTCCTTGGCTATTGCCATGTGGAACTGATCTGGACCATCGCTATAACCCATGTCAGCGCCGGCTTTGATATGTTCGATCTCATCCTTACGACCCGGCAACACAACACCAGGAAACACATCTAGCATAGAACCAAGCTTCGATTCAGGATCAGCGCGCCACACACCCAGCATCGCCATGTTACGATTATTTGTACGCCAGTTGTTATTGTTTGACAATTCCTTCTGAATCATGTGAATCATCTCAGCAAAACCTGTGCCAAGATAAGATTCATCATCGTAGGCTAATTTCATGTCCTGATATGGAAGCATGTTCTTAGGATAGTTATTAAAAGCTATCCACAGAATCTTCTCTGTACGTTTGTGATACTTTGCCTGGAAAGAATACTCCTTGCCGCTGAGATAGTATGTGAAGAACACTGTGTAGATGTACCACCGTGCTGCACCAGTGTCTACACCAGAAGAATCAATCGAAAACTGCTCATTGATCTCCCTTTCCATCTCTGTTTCTTGAACAGCGTCAGGACTACTAAGCAACTTCTCAATGTCTGACTGTTTGTAGTAAGGACTCTTTGCTTTAAGATCCTGCACCGCCCACATATCGAGTGGATCAATATGTCCAAAGAGCTTCATATTCTCAAGCTTTGGCACTGAAGGATCAAAAATAAATCTGTTAAGCGGCAATAACTCAGGATGAGGACCGTCACGCTTAGTAATGATGCGATCTTCTGAAACCACTGGACCATCCTCTGCCGAGGTTCCACCAGATTTATATTCACGCACTACCTGTGTCTCGTACTCATAAGGTGTGTAAATGATTCCTGTGCCGTACTTGATTGCACTGTGAAAGGCGCTCTGTTCTACTCTGTATAAGTCAAGCTCATCTGGCGCATAGGCCATGTCCATCAAGAAGTTTTGAACAACCTGCTTCAGCTCTTCTCCATCTTTCTTCGGCAATCCTCCACTCATTGTCGCCGCCCAGAGTGGATCATACATATAGATTCCACCCATAATGCGAGCAAGAAGCTCATCTGAGGCAGTGCCAATGATAGGAATTACTAAGTTTGCTGCGCCAGGCCAAGGCCAGTCGGCTTCTTTATTCTTCGGGCGAGCCTTGTACAACCGCACATATTCAGGCAATTTCTCGGTTCTGAAAGTCTGAAGTCTCCGATCAAGGTGTGCAACCTTGTCCTTGATGAAATCACAAATCTCATTGAAGTTATCTTCTCCAATGAGCTTCGGCGTTACTTCAGTAGGCGGCTGATATGGCATTAGAGAATCCCTGTATTCGCTGTGTTTGGAGTGTTAACTGGCTTAGACACTGTGTCAATCTGACCAGTAGAATTCTGTGTCGTGAGTACTGGCATGGGCATTGTGGAACTGAAACTCTTGAAATCCGCCGTCAGCAGACTCAGGAACTTATAAACGAATGTGTAACCTCCACTGCCATTTGGTACAGGTAAAGCCTGTACCAAGGCCGAGGCGACAGAGTTTACAACGTAGAACAAAAGAACCAACTGTAACGGCACTGGAATGTTCATCTTACCTCCTGTGCTCTTGCTTTGTCATAAGTTGCTTTTGCAGCGGCGTAACCTTCTTGAAAAGCTTTCAACACTGCAATCGCGACAGCGTGTGCAGTAATGTCTTTAGTATGTTCTTCAAGTTGCTTGTCGTGTTCTGCTAAGTGAGTAGAATGATTGCTCTGATTAGAATACAAAACGCCTGCAAAAAAGATGCAAGTGATGATACTCACGATTGTCGGTCCCCACGCTGCCCAATCCATAGATTGTTCCCCTTACGCTGCTGCCGCTGCCATACGTCTTACAAACTGTGCCCGTTGTTTGAGCATGAATTCATCAACATGCTCCTGAGAAATTTTGTCAAACTTCCAGATCTGTGGACCGTAGGATAGGACATCAAGCAAATCAATCAGACTCTTACGCTGACCATACTGTTCTGCTTCTTCTTTGAACTCAGCACAATTATTCGCATCTAGCCAGAGTTCATGCCGTTCCACGAGAGGAATGAAATTCTCAATTCGTTCAGCTTTAGCGTTAGCATTCTGAGGAGTTTTGAGCGGAAGAAATTGAATACCACTAAGCTCTGGATGTGAGTGCTTGTGCTCTTCGACAAAGTAATTCAGATGATAGAGCAAGTACTTCTGTGCTGCCACAGCTTCAACATAGACAACGCGGAGCTTCCACTTCACAGCAAGAAAGAAAATCTGCTTGACAAAATCATCTATAGGACAAGCCTTTGCCCATTGGTCGAGCAGGTATATTCTACGTGGGTCACGCTCCACGCCAGTCACCGTAATAGCATGACGGCACCGACCGTCTTTGCCGACTTCTTGACCTAAGTGCGAGCCACCATGATTCGGATCAACTGTCATGTACCGATCAAGATTCCGTGGGAAGACATCTTTTTCTACATCGCCGGCTGCTACATGATGACGGATGACAATGCGATACTGCTGAGGATGCGAGGTCTCGAAGTATCTGCTAAGTGTCGGAGACTCTTTTGGAATCGCTAATGCGCCAGTTACTTTCTCAAAATTGAAGTACCGAAAATCTGCCATGTTAAATTTGGCTTTAGACGGATCAATAGGATAGTTGAGGAATTGACAAGAAAAATGGTACGAACCTAGACGCTTCTTCCACCTGAGTAGCTTTTCTTTCGTGAATGCCTCTGGAAATATAGGGCTCCCAAAGGGATGGAGACTACAACACCCACCCAAAGCAGAGTGAGTAGTCCAGCTAAAATAAGGCTCTTCTTGTCGAATGTGTGAGTTAAGATCGTCATGCGACCACCTATTTCCAACAACTATCTCGTCGAAATCTCTTCCAGGATTATTCGGGTCTGAGTCAGTTGCTCCGACAAGAATCTGGTGGTAGTCGATTGTATCTGCCATGACGACTGAGCTTTTACGGGCTTCACGCCCAACAAGGTCATCCTCGACAACCACATTATAATGTCGGCTCTGTAGCGCCGCTCCGACTCCGATAAGATCGAAAGTACCTTCTCCTTGTCCTCGACCACTCGCAGTACGACGCTGGTGCAAGCTCTCATTTGTCCACGTCTCCTTTGATGTAGGCATTATCTCAGGAAAAAGGTGATTAAAGAATGAATTATTTTCATAGTGATTCGAGATTCTGCTGCCTAACTTGATCGCATTGGTAATGGTCTCACTGACCAATAGAATGCGTATGTCTTGGCTGTGAATTCTGTGCATCCACTCGATATAGAGATCAGTATAGCCAACACTCGTAAAGAAATCTTCTTCTCGTTTGCCAAAAGGTAAAGCACGCCAAATAGGAAAACACTCACTATAGACTGTGCTTTTGAAATGATCACGGGGAATTTCGATTCCTTCTTTGAGACCGTCTTTCATTACTGTAAGGCACATCTGGTAATGTAAGTTTGAGGCTTTATCAGGATTTTTGGAAAAGCGATTCTTGCCCATTACGACAGTGCTAAAGTAGTACAAGTCCATTAAAGAATTAGCGCGATAAACCTGCTTCTTCTCCGCTGGCGTCTTGCATAAGTCTGTAGGAATGAGATTATAACCTAAAACAGTAGAACGAGGTACGAAAGTATCCCCAGTCTCTCCTACTTCGAGAACCCGGAGTACATCTCGTACCTTCTGTTCTATCTCGCGCTGGCTCAAGAAAACTCCTAATTGGGAATCAGGCCACAGGCGGCGTCACAGTAGTTGCAATGATCTCCGCAATTTCCTCAGCCAGACCATTGATAATCGTAGAGGCAGGAATGAACAAAGGTTTCTTCAAGCACTGAACCTGAAGTGTCTTTGTTGCAGGGTTGTAGTTGTAAGTGAAAACGAACGAACCATGAGTAACTGTCACAATTTCGTTTGCTGTCGCAGTAACATCCTGGCCAGTATCTGCTTTAATCTTAGCAACCAAAGCATCAAACATTGGCTCGGTGACGTTGGTGAATGTTTGCATTTGAAGAGCCATGTGTTTCTCCTTAGAGCAATGCGCCAGTAGAAACTTGAGCTTTAACAGAAGGCGCCATCGTAGGCGCTATGGTACCTGTCGTACCTGTCGTGGCGGTGGTTGTAGAACCTGCACCAAGAGCGTTCAAAAATGCCACCAGCGCATTGTTTGCGTTTTGCAACTCAACTCCCGTAGGAATCGGAAGTCCCTGTGCCGTGGCAAAAGCAATAACCTGAGGCGCTACGGTATTGAGCACCATCGCAGATTTCTGCACTCCACCTGTAGCGTTAGCTGCGGCTGCTGTAGCAAGAGCTTGAGCCTTAAAAATCTCCTGCAACCAAGTGTTCGTGAGGTTAACAACTCCGTCAAGAGCAGGGTCTACGGCTTCTACAAAACCCTCTCCTGTACTCAAAACAGCCTGTCCTCTTGGAGAACCAAGCCATCCAAAGACTTTCTTCACATCGTTACCTAGTGTGCTAAGCCAACTCATTCGCTACTCCTTAGTCAATGTTGGTTGTCATACACTCTGCCCAGTACATCCACTCAAAGCAGAGGTCACAAGGGTTAAGTCTCATGCTAGTTCACCGTCCCATCTGTAGGCAGTGAGTCTAGCAATGCTGCATCAAGCTCAAGTTGTGCCAACGCTGCTTC